GCCGACATAAAGTCGATTGTTTGTTGAGGTTACCCAGGAGCAAAACTCATCCCAGGTAGACCTCTGTTGTTGTTGAAGTACAGCGGTCATTAAAAGTGCGGGGTAAATGTTTCCAAAGGTATGTATTTGAGCACTTTAATGAAGCCCTCCCAAGGCTCACGTCCAGTGGAGGGCTGTATTAAATATCAAAAGTTGTACTTAGCGCCGACCTTTGTGCCGTAGCTGTTGTCGTCGTCGCCAGTAAGGAAAGAGAACTCACCGTACACAGACAGTGCTTCACTTACGGGGTAGCTACCACCGATCTTTCCAGACAGTTCAACGTCACCGTCACCACCATCAGGAGCCAGCAGAGCAGGACCACCCTGCACGTACCAGCCTTCACCTTCGTAGCCAACGTGGACATCGGTAGCAGAGCCACCGTAATCAGATCCAACGAAACCAGAGTTGGCTTCGATGTTTGCGTAGGGACCAGCAATAGCGCCTTGGGCGCAGCCGAGGAGGAAACCGGCAGCAATAATAGATTTCATAATTAAGAGTTACTTTTTCTTAGCAGTTTTTGCGGAGCGTTTGAAGTTGGCAGCCGTGGGTGCTCCTTTAGACCCAGGCTTTCTCATTTTCTCGCCACTACCAGCAGCGATCCTTTTTCGTTTAGCATGAATGTTGGCATAAAGACCTTTACGTGCAGTCATTTTTTGCCACCTTTCTTTGTCCCTTTAGAACCTTTCTTTGTTCCGTGTCCGTAGTGTCCAGGCATTACCAAATTCCAGGAATAATTTGTCCAGTGATTGCGTAGCTGCCAAGAGCAGCAATGACGCCCAGCATTGCAAGACGACCATTAAGCTTCTCAGCCTTTTCATTGTGTGTTTCGTACACGTCCATAATCTCCATGGGTGGTTCTTTTGCGTAGAGGTTTGTACGACCTCCGTCTTCAATAACAGTAGTCATCAGAATGAAATGTCAGAACGTTCAAGACGCATCAATACGTCGTTGCGATAAGCAGGGTCACGGTCATACCGAGGATCGTTGATAGCTTCAACAACCTCAGCTTGACTACGGAAGGCATCAGCGTTGGTGCTAGGCGGTTTGCCCTGCAACTGACGACCTTCGTACCCGTTCTCTGCCTGATAACGAGCTTGAATACCAGACAGCAGCATTTGAATCTGAGCCTTAGTACCGTTTTCAACGATTGAATTAAAGGCATCAAGGTCTGCATCAGACAGAGATTCAGCAGCCCAACCAGTGATCTGGTTGTAAGACTCCTCACCTCCAACTGAAGACTTGATGTCATTGACGTCAGAGTCACTAAGCTCTACAGCAGGTGCAACACTGTTGCCCTTTTGCATTTCGACGTAAGCATTGAGGAGATCTTCGCTGCTCATATCTTTGAGAGAGTCGAATGTCTCCTTAGACATCTCACCTTTCTCTGCATATTCCTGAGAGGCTGAGGTAAGCATGTCCACATAAGGATTGCTTTCGGATTCCTCAGCTTCAGGTTCTTCAGTGACCTCTTCTTTGCTTTCACCTAGCTTCTTCTGAAGCTCAATGTATGCACTCTCAAGATCCTGTGCGTTCTTATATTTGCCAGCAAGAAGATTTTCTTGCTCTGCCATAAGTTCTTCACCCTTCGCCAGAGAGTCCTGCTCTTCTTCAGTCAGGACCTCTGTGTCAGGGGAGTTGTCGTAAGTAAATGTTTCAGCCATCTACGGGTGGTTGTTGTTGGGCAATTTGTTCAGAGATCTCAGCAGCAGCAGGGTTCTTTGACGGATCCATCAAAGGATTCGACATCAGTTGACCGGCTTGACCAACCAACGCTTGCTGTGTTGCAGCGTTCTGCTGTTGCTGCATCTCTTCCTGCAACTGCTGTTGCGTCTTGACAAGGTTGAGTACATCAATACCTTGTGCCGCTGCCAGACGCTTGATCGCTTCACTAGCGTCGATGTACTTCATCAACGCCTCAGGTCCAAGAGTCTGAGCAATGGTGCCGATAAAAGCAGTAAGGCTCTCTCGGTCTTGACCACGTCCAAGTGCGTTCACACCTGCCACGATCTGTGGCTGGACATAGTCCTTAGGAATCTTGGGCAGTTGTCCGCTGCGCTGCATCACCATCAAGGTCCTAGCCAGGTAAGGCTTGAGGAACTCAACAGTCAGCAGGCTGAACAAACCTCCAAGCTGTTGCTCTAGTTCGAGCTGTGTGAGGCGAACCTCTTCTGCAGTGGTTCGTTCTGACTGACGGATGTTCAGCAGCAGAAAGGCTTCACCAAGACGGCGCTCGATCTGCTGTGCCATCTGTGAGGCAGTAGCGAAGTCGGCGGTCTTACCCACCTGCACAACGCTGACGTCCTCAGGACGACCCTGCACGATTGCACCGTTACCTGCTTTGGCAATGGTTGCTGGCTTGGTGCTGGCAGCAGGGTTTACAAGGAACACCACCTTTGCTGCAGCAGAACTGCCTTCGATCAAGGCTTGGCTTAGTGCCTCCAGTGAACGGAGGTCACCAAGGAACTCTTCAACACGACCTCGGCCATAGTCTTCACCGTCAACAGCGTTGAAGCGAAGGACCAACCAAGGCGAAGCATCCTTAGGAGCAGTACTCCGAGACCCTTCGATAATCATGTCGTCGACTTCCTGGTGCCACACCCAGCCGCCGTTGTCTTGTCGACGTACGTAGGTGTAGACCTCAGCATCACCATCGTTGTTGCCTTTGCCCGACACAGTGTTCGGATCAGGCATGGGGTCGATGCCTAGGAGCTTGCGGTTAACCAGCTCCTTAGTAACGATCTCGCATACGTAGCCGTTGCCATCACGGCTGACTACGTAGCGATTGAGTGGGAAGTTCTTCAGACCGTCTTTGCCCATAAAGACCAGGGCATTGCCGCCCACAATCAGGTGCTTGAGAGCCTGGTGAACTACGACACGATCACTAGAAGCAGCGATCTTGTCCATGACCATCCTCTCCATTTTGGAGAAGGACAGGTCAAGTTCACTTCTAACTTCAACTGGAAGTTCTTCTCCCAACTTGTCGTCTCGTACTTGCAGTTTGAAGAACGAGGTCTGGGGAGGGAGCAGCGCAAGCATCAGCTTGGCTGCAAGTGTGACAACTGACTTTGCACCGACGGATTGCCATGGCGTGGTCAGCCTCTTGTGATTCTGACGGACCTGAAGGTCATCAGTAATAAGGTGAGGCAGCGTCAGTTCAGAACACTCAACTGCTGTATCCAGGAACTGATGCCTGTCACTAGACAGTTGGTTGTACCGTACTTTCGCGTTAGACATTCAGACCTCCAGTAGATCCACCAGAGGCTTGCTGTGCAAGCGGGATCTTTAGATCAGATGCACCAACACGCTTGGCACGTTGAATAGACATCTTCTTAGCAAAGTCAACCTTTGGCTTCTTCTCTTTATCTTCAAGAGGCTTAGGAGCAACAGGTGTCTTAGGCGGCTCAGGGTTTTGTTTTTGAATTGGTGGAAGCTTTGGAGGATCGGGCGGCTTAGGAGGTTTGAAACCAAGCAGCCCTGCTACGTCAACGCACATCGTCTTCTTCTAGTAATTGGTTAATGAATGAAACAACGCTGGCTTGACCAGCTTTGTAGTAAATGTCTGCGGGTAGATCAGATGGTTTGATCGGCTCGTTAGGGAAAGCTTCCACTAACCGAGCCTTGATCATCTCCAGTTTTTCATACTGGAACTTAAGCGTATTGGGGGAGATTGACATTCGAGTGCTCGAAAAACGCTGGCATCCGAGCAGCTTTTGTCTCAACTAATTGAGGTGCTTTGCCCTCGTACATAAGCCGATCACTGGATTCCAGCCAAAATTTTTTGTTCAAATACTTGTCGGCGTGATCACCAAGAGGCTGCATCACCCAGTTGATAGTTGCCTTCCTGAGTTTATCAAGAGAAGGACTGATGTTATACCCCAGCTCAGTATGAACCAGACTATTGGTAGCCACATGAATTTGTTCATCACGACTAATATCTGCGGAGACAGTTCTCATACCAGCGTCACCATTAAAGCGAAAGAATGGTAGAAGAACGAAGAAGATCGCACGCTCGGCAACAAGTGCTTTGGTAATCGTGTGATCTGGATGTGCTTCCCAAGCGGCTTTAAGCCGTAGGGCTTCTGCCTCAGCCGTTTGGTCAACGCCGTAAGCATTGGCGATGTAACCAAGTGCGAGGTCGTGATTCTCTTCGTCCTTGACATTGGACAATAAGATGTCCCGTGCATTATTCGGTACGTCAGAGGAGAGTGCATCAGTAATAAAATCTCCCACAGGTAGTTCCATATGCCTCAATGCAAGAGCACGGAAGATTGCTTCCTCCGCACCCTCTTTGCATGTACCGGCAGTTGTCTGGACCGGAGTCCATTTTCTTTTTCGATTGATTAGTTTCTCGTACGGATTCATTCTTGACAGTCACAGGTAAGTTCTTCCTCAGGAACGAGGAGACCTTCCAAGTAAGCTTCAACGTCATCTTCATCCAGTGCTGCATATGCACTTGATTTATCTTGTACGTCTCCCATCACTTGCAAGGAATAGTAAAGGGAGGTTTGAGGAGATTCCAACCACTCTTCGATAAAGGCGTTGTCGTAGGTGACAACATCACTCCAACTGTTGAAGCTATACCCGTGAAGAAGTCCCGTGCGGTCGAGCAAAGCCATGATG